CTATTTATTTTTTAAAGTTAGTAATCCGTAATTAATTAACGCTTGTGCTATTTCTTTCACAGTTGTTTCCGTGTCATTTGAAGTTGGTAAAGTTGATGGGTCGATTGATAGAGGCTGTTGATCAACAGGACTTGCTCCAAAAATCCCAAACTGGTCAGGTGTAAATCCATTGGTAATGAGATATTGAAATCTACTACCCACACTTGTGTCTATCAGTTGAAAACCATCTTCAGATAATGATAGTGTTTTGTTTGCATCTGCTTTTAACTGGACATATTGGTCTGCTTCCAAGTGGAGATATTGCTCTGCATCTATGTTGACATTTTGGTCTGAATTTATGTTGACATTTTGGTCTGAATTTATGTTGACATTTTGGTCTGAATTTAAGTTGATATTTTGGTCTGCATCTATGTTTACACTTTGATTCTCGATAGTCAATCTAGTTCCAAATTGATTTCCTAAAAAAATTGTTTTTTGAGCACCAATATATGTTCCATCAACATAAGCAATACCCATATCTGTCATTGGGTTATTTCCCCCAACAAAACCACTATAAGGAATAAAAACACCTGGTACAATTTCCAACTTACCCACTAACATCCCCGCCTCCGGACTAACCACATCGTCAAAGTAGCTAAGTGTCTTGTTTGAATCATCGTATTGAAACCCCATTATTTCCCCAAAAGTATGATCTAGTTTTTCGTAAAAAATTGCACCTGTAGCACCTCCTGTGATTGGTGTTACACCAACTTTCAAACCATCTATGAACCCACTATCATTCGTCAAATCACTTGTTTTTGAAGGAACAGTTGGTTTACCTGTTAAATCTGCATAAGCTCCTGATGTAGCCACTGGTTTTAATCCAGGAATAGTCAAATCGCCTGCTCCTTTGATTTCTTGACCGTAGAATGTTTTGAGCGGTGCTTTTTGGTTGATTTTGTCAACGGTTGTTTTATACACCTTACCTGTTGTAGCTTGTATCAATACTTGCTCGTTGCCTTCTAATGAAACCTTTTCATCAAATTGATATATCTGTTTTCTTGCCATAGCTTAATTTGTTAATATGAAATATTCTTCGTTGTCTATAATGAAGTTGTCTTCATCATCTGCTAGAAGTAGATCTTCTAATGTTCCAGCTTCACTCACACTTGTGCCTACAACTGTACCAAATGAGCGGTAAAAGTCAACAAAACGTTGCGAAACAAAATCATGAGGTATCGTCAGTTCTTCGCCAACCAATACTTCTTGGTTTATTTTGCCATTAGCCAACAATATAGCAACGATGTTAGTACTCTCACCAGTGTACATCAATGCAATATCTTGAATGCTTTGGTTTTGTTTTACAATTACTTTCATCTGTATCTTGCTGTAATATTAATCTTGTTGATGTTATACATCTCCATTTGTTCAATTTCAAGTCCTTCTTGCTGATAGTTCTTGCGTGTTCTGTGACGATATACCAACAAATCATCTGTTGTTGATAGCAATGCGTTTTCCAAGGCAACGCCAACTTTTGGAGCGTTTTTATACTCACCCGGATTAGACATTAATATCAAGGCTTCATTTTGTGCTTGTGTAGAACCAACCACCAAACCTTGACTAATCTTCCCATCTGCTCCACGATGAACAGCATAAACAGGCTGCAACACTTTGGGTGTTGATGATGGCTCCAATTGTATAGCATATCCTTTCATGATAATACGTAATTAAACACACCAGTTACTGGACCAGTTGAAGTTGCCAATCCTGTTGTGTATGTTATTTGCATTTGCTTCACGTAAGCATCAAAAGCATCTGCCAAACGATTGGCAAATTCTAACTTAGCATCTTCAGTACGTGTTTCCATGTCGTCTAAAATGCTTTTTATCTCCGTTGCTAATTGTGCTTTGTTTAATGCCATTTTAATCTAGTTTAAAAGTTGTTTAAAATCTGTTTTAAATTGCAATAATGAAGCAGTTGTATCTGGCAACACACCAGTAGATGGACCTGCTGGAGTGGTCACCTTCAAATTGGTAATGATGTCGTGAAGATCTTGCATGAGTTGACCTAATGAAGTGGTATTGTTTTTAATCGTTACTTTTTTTGACTGAGAATCCAATTCAAATTCCAAATCACCTTGTTTGTAACGAACGTTATCAATCTGATCGCATTTTAACAATACCAAATCATTTAAGTCTCCGGTTACACTCCAAACCAAAGCTTTTGTTCCCACTTTTGGCGTTATAAGCAACACATCTGTGTCATTATTGATTGTTGCCATCAATCGCACATCTGGAAGCTCCATTCCTCCAGCAATTTTTATCGTGCATGAGTTATCCTCAACAGACACCACCTCGCAAGATATAGGTGCTGTAAAACCAACGCCCATCATCTCACGCAAAGAGTTTTTTATATCCGAAAGTTTACCACTCATTTTTTGTCGTTTAATTTAATTCCAAAACTCACCGTCCTTTTTCCTCCAGCATCTGAAAAGGAAGTTGTAACCGAGGTTACGTAATAACTGCCATTTCTATCTGGGTAATCATCATCCTTAAACGAAGCAGTGTATGTTGGTTCTACGTAAGGAATTAACCATGTGTCAATAGAGCCTTCATATTTATCTGCATTTTTTTCGACCAACATAGATTCTGCAATCTTTTTCATGTCTTCTTTAGACATCGCACCAACTTTCATGTTGATTTTTTCACCACCTTGTGTACCAACACTTACTTCAGTTATTTTACCATCAACGCCTGTTGACTCAATCACTACTTCTAGTTTTCTGTTTTGTGATTTTTTATACTCTAATGATGAACTTTCAACATTTCTGGACAAATCATATTTTACTTTTCCTTTAGAGCCTTTGTAAGGCGCATGAAAATACAATGTTTTATTAGCTGTGTCAAAATAGATGTTTGCCTTCAGCTCTTCTTGTATTTTCTTCAACACATCATACGCTTCAGCTTGGTAAATGGTGTACTTCTCATACGTAATGCCATAATCAGTATCCATTTCCAAACCAAAAGAGCTATCTACTTCGCTAATGAGATATTCTAACACTGTTTTTACAGGTGCGGGTTTAAATACTTTGTCTTTCACTGCTTTTCTGAAAATAAACAACGCATCTTCGCAGGTGATTTCTAAAGCTCCACTCTTGTTATTTACTTCGGTAACATAACCGACAAATTCTTGTTTTAATTTGCCATCATATCCTAGTTGTATAACTACTTCTGAACCTCTTTGTACTTTATCCTCAATGTTCAATACTTTATTCAATACAGTTTCGGGCAACACAATGACAGCAGTATCAACCAAGTTCTCAGCTGAAGAAACTATCTCAACCGAACTTAGCAACTGCAACTTCCACCGCTTGCCATTTGTTTTAAATACTATGTCATGATTCATTGAATACATCAGTCTTCTATTTCTAGTAAAAAATCCGCTGAGAAATCACTCAACGCTTTTATGTCATACACTTGCACGTTTTCACCTTTTGAAAAAGGAAAGCTGAAATCTTTCACAACTATCTTGTCAACACCAAAATATTGTAAAAACTCACATTGAACCTCCAAACCAGTTGGCGATATGCAGTAGTTTTTTAATTTCACAAAATCCTCGTGAGGAAAAGCTTCGTCATACGAGCCCATTTCCTCTCGACCAAACAAAGATCCCGTAATACTTATCTCGTAATCATCTTGTGAGAAGTGTTCTTTAATTGTGCCAATGAAGTTAGGTGCTTTAGCAATGTTGCGAGTAACAATGTTGTTCTTGCCACTAACAGATATCATCGGTTCATAAGGCAACATAAAGAACGGATCATCTGAACCAGCTCTACGAATGTAAAGTGGAAAGAATTGATTTTCTTGCGAATCACTTTGCCATATTTTACCATTAACTTCCGTTACAACAGGCTTGTTAATTACCACATCGTTTTTAAACGGTAAAAACGGAACAGATGGCACAGGATGTTTCATCAGCTCATTTTGAACAACAGCCAAACGAGGAACACGTTCCATCATTTTAGAACCGAGCAAACTTGCAATCAATATGTCTTTATCGCTGAGTGTCATTATCCTGCTGTTGTTACCGCCATAGCAAGTACACGAGCCATTTGGTCTTGTAGCTCTGTACTCATGTTATTAGCTGATTCTTTAAAGTCGCGACCTGTTATATTCATAGCTTCCACCATGTTTTTCATAGTAATATTGATTACGGTGTTGCGTTGCCCTCCAGTAGCAATAGACTCATTCGATTTAGAAGCTTGTCCACTACTTGCATTATCACCATTCTTTTCATCAGCAGGAGAAGCGCCAGGAGCTTTTGGAGGTTCAATTCCCGTTGATACCCCCGACGCTTCATCCACTTTGTCTTTTCCTTTTTTTATTTTTAATGATCCTATTGCAGAACCAAATTCGTTAAGGCTTTGATTTTCGAGATCTTTAACTTTTTTAGCTCCATCGATGATTTCTTTCATTCGGCGATTGGTGTCGCCATTGATTTGAGCAATCATTTTATTATTTTCTTTCTCATCACCTAAGCCTACGGCATTTTTAAACCTATACCACCCCTCTTTGATTTTATTAATACCTATCATGATACCATTTATCATCGTGTTAAAGCCAAATTTTATTTTTTCAACAAAAGTTAAGACAACCAATTTAGCACCATTCCAAGCATGTCCCCAAGCCTCACCCCAACCTTCTACTTTAGTTATTAAAAACACAATAACACCAATGAGAGCTACAATTCCTGCAACAATCCACACAATAGGGTTGGCTAACATAGCTGCGTTTAATTTCCACCAAGCCGCAGATGTTAAATTCGTCCAAAGTACTTGTAATTTTTGCCCTGCAACTTGTATTTTGGACCACGTCGTTTGTGCCTTTGTTTTAACTATATATGCGGCCATTCCTGTAATCAACGAACCTATTATTATTCCAAGAGTTGTAGCCAAAGGATTCAATTCACTCAACCCGTTCACAAACCAGTCTACACTTTCAGTTACAGCATTAAACAATCCAACCAACACATCTAATGAAAAGGATACGATTGGCTCTAATACGGTGTATAATTGCAACAGTAATTCGTTAACTTTCATCATGGCGTTTTGAATTTTACCACTCAATGTATTGTTCATTTTATCCAACATACCATTGAAAGAACCTCCCTCACCAGTTGCGGATTTAAAAGCTTCTTCAACCATTTCTACGGTAATATTACCCTTAGCCATTTCATCTTTTAACTCACCTAGATCTCTCCCCGTTGTTCTAGCTATTTCTGCCAATGGATTAAAACCAGCATTAATCATCTGTAGCAAATCTTGCCCCATCAGCTTACCAGTGGAAGACATTTGTGAAAAAGCAAGCGATAATGAAGATACTTTAGCGGAATCACCTCCGGCAATGTTACCTATTGCATCTAGCATTGGTACAACCTTTTCGGTTGCCACACCAAATCCAAGCATAGTTTTGGCTGACTCACCCAATGCGCCTTGATCCATTTTAATTCCTTTCAAAGAGGTAATTAACTGATCGGCAGCATCATCCGAATTAAGCATAACCGAAAAAGCTGTTTTATTCAAATCAGCTTCCATACCAACAGATAAAGCTTTGCCTGCCACTGAACCCGCTACCACCAACGGATTGGTAAGCAGTCCAGCAAATGGAATTGATTGAAAAGCATCAGAAAACCACCCAGCTATTCTTCCCTTACCTGTTGCGTTTTGAATGTTAGAAATTTCAGTTTCTAATTGTTTTATTTCTGAGTTGTATTTTTTAATCGAGGTAATGTCGCTTGCATCAATTAAATCACGTTCGTTTTTTAAGAGGGCTAATTTTTGACCTAAAGTATAAGCGTTCTTACCTAAATCAGTCATCTCACGACTTACTTTAGAAGCTTGTAGCTCTAATTTTGAAAATTTATCCAAAGCAGTATCGTTGTTAACGCCAATTATTTGTAAATTAGCACTAACTTTGTCTTTAAGACTAAGCACATACTCTAAAATATTGTCTGCCATGGTGATTCTTTATATACTGTTTGGAACGTTTTTTCTTTATTTCATCTTGAAAGTTGTATTCAAAATATCTTTGTTTGCACTTGTTGGTGTCCCTGCTGTTTTGAAAGATGCGAAAAAGAATAATAAAGTGTTATTCATCAGCATGATGTTTACTATTATTCTATTTAGCCTTATTTTGCTGTTAGGAATATGGCTAGAAGTGGCGACTAATTAGCTCTACTTCATTCCCACACCATTCGCTTTACTCAGCTCTTTTCTGATGTATTCCAGTTCTCTTACTCGCATTGCCCATTCGTCATCCGATAGCTCTTCGGGATGCTGAATCCCGAAGAAGTATCGTAAATAAGCATCTGATATACGTATATCTTCGGAAGGCTTTATTTCAGCATCCCTTAAAGCTTTTCCAGCGTAGCCTGTTTAACTTGAACTAGATCAGCTAACTTTTGTGACGCGCCTAAGAAATAAGCATCGTTATCACGAATTTCGGTGTCGCCTGCAACAAAACAACTTTTCAAAATCACATCGTTAAATGACAATGGATCTTTTTCAGATGATTTGGATGCGTAAGACAATTCCTTACGTGAAGGTGTGCGCATAATGCAACATTTATCTTCTACAGTTAGTTTAAAAATGTCGCCGTGCTTGGATTTTAATTGTTCGATTTCTTCTTTAGATGGAGTGTACATAGTTTATAACTTAAAGATTAAAATTTCGGGCTTGATGCTGGTGTATTTCCTCCAGCTGAAAGGTTCGCAACATTCAATGCGATGAATGGTAAAGTGATTTCCATGAATTTATCACCTTGTTTCAACTCTTGTGCTGCTTCTGTGAATCTCACACCTTCAATGCGTTTTGTTGCAATTGGATCAGGTGCGTTTCCGTAAGATACTTCAATATCAACGCTCAATGAAAGAATTGAACCATTACCTGAAGTAACCAATGCTTCGTACTCTGATTGCAACATAGATATTTCACCTTCATAAGATAGGTTTCCAGATTGAATGCCGTGAGGTCGGCGGCCTTTTGCATAAACCGCCTCACGCTCAATTTTTTCTGAATACTTCACCGATCTAATTCCTGTAAGGTCTCTACCTCCTAAAATGACAGTAACATCTGCCCATTCGTATTCTCTTGAATTAAACATAGTTTAAATGGTATTTAATGATTAATTATTAACAGGAACAAATCCCAATGGAACATCAATATAACGTGCATATCCTTTAGGTCGAACCTGAACTGTAACATTCAACTTAGATGTTGCAGCGACATTGTTGGTTAAATCAACCACACAAACAACTGCTTTATCGTTTGTATCAGTTAATTCAGCTGATAATTCACCATTCGCAGTCATTTGAGAATAGATAGCATTGATGACTTGTCCTTCGATTGTTTTCGCATAGATTGGCGAAACTGTTCCCTGGTTTGTCAACTGAACATCATCTAACAAGAAGTTCAACAATGTGTTGTAAGCAATTCTAAATGCTTTATCAATCACTCTACGCATCGTTAAGTAGTGATAATCATCTGCTACTTCAGTTGCCAATGGATCATCGGTAAAGAAATAACCAGATTTGCCCACATGCGTACGGAAAGTGATATAACCTTTGTCGTGTAAGCTCTCAACATCGTAGTCTTCTACTTTGTCATCTAAGATGTACATTGACAATTGTTTCACCGAACCATCAGCCACACGTCCAATGTTTGTTTGAACGGAGTTTTTCGCCAATCTACCGGCTAATACTCCAAGTGCAGTTCCTTTAGAAGCTGTTACACCTGTTCTTGTTTCTGTATCACCAATCAACACAGCTACACGGTTGTTTGTTTCGTAGGTTAAGTCTGCCAATGCGGTTTTAATACCTGTGAAAGCATACGCTTCTAACACACAAAATGCTGGTGCTTTCTTTGTATTGGTGTAATTTTCCAAGAATGCTTGTGCTTTGGTTTTAGTCAACGCAACATCTGCATCCATACCATCTGTAATAACAGGCGTATAAGTTGCATCAGGATTCCACAAGGCAAACAATCCACGTAATTTCCCATTAGCTGCATTCATCAACTTAGCAACTGGCACCTCACCAGATACTGAAGTAAACAAATCACTCATCTTAACAGGAGTAGAAACATCTAATTTTGGAAATGCCATGATCCACAATTCCTGACCAGTTCCACCTTCTGTGAAAAACTCTTCTAAGAATTTATATAAGATGTGATTTCCAACAGTATCTGTAATTCCTAAGTCTGCTACGTCTTTCATTGACTTAACAATATAAGGCGTTTCATGAACAAAGGTAGTTGACACCTCGTCGGCCATTGTTACAACACCAAAGCAACCGTCTGGTAATGGCACTACTTGACCAAGCGCACCATTTTGAAATTCAATATTAATACCTGGTAACATCTATTATTAGTTTTGTGTTAACAATTCAATGATCTGCTCTTTTGTAGCTCTTTTTGGGACAGAGATACCTTTTTCTTTAGCTAATGTTATTAGTTGAGCATTTGTTAAGGCTGTTAAATCTGTTTCTTCTGCTTTATGATCTGTAATTTCATAAGCTTCTTCAACATCTTTGGTAGCCTCTTTTACTTCTTCAGTAGTTTCTTCAACTTCTTCAGTAGTTTCTTCAACCTCTTCAGTAGTTTCTTCAACCTCTACTTCAATAGTAGCTGTTTCGATTGGTTGTTGATTTTCATCAACTTCTACAATGGTTTTGTCTTGCAATGAACGAGCATGGTTATATGCTGCATTGTGTGTGTAAAACAAATTGCCATCTGCTGTTTTAAAATATGTTTTCATGCTTTATTTTTTAAGTTCCTGTTTAAGGGTTTGATACATTTTTTCTAATTTGGAATAAGCCAATTTTAATGAGTGAAGTTCGTCTAACACTTTCTTGTGCAATTGTTGTTGCTTCACATTGTCCTCAAATAATTTGTTGTTATCCATTAACAACTGTGTGTTTTGATCCACCAGTTGTTTATTGGTTGCATCCATTCTTGCAATGGTTGACTTAAACTCATCAGAAAGGGACTTCCATTCTGCTATAACTTCACGTGCACTCTGTACTTCTGTTGTAGCTGTTTCTGCAACTTGTTTTCGTTTGCTAAACAACAACGGTAACAATGTAGCTAACACGCCGCCAAGAAATATTAACACATTATCAATACTCATCATTTTGTTTTATTTTCCAGTCCAAAATTGAGGGTAAGCATCTTTTACTTTAAAGGAAGGGCACGCTTTAGCTGCTACTTCATTATGACCAATAACACGCAATGTTGGAATCTTCTTTTTTAACTCTTCCAAACACACTTGAATCAATCGCTTTTGCAAGTCATTACGAGTGTCTAGTGGTTTTCCTGCCTTGTCAATACCGCCAATGTAGGAGATATGAACACCATTGCCATTGTAGCCAACTGCTCCATTTGTTACTTCATTGAAGTTGGCAAGCACAGTAAACCCTTTTTGGCCAATCAAAATGTGATAGCCGGGGTTTTTCCATTTGAGCACATTTTTCCAATAATTCAAAATAGATGACACAGAAGCTGTGGGTTGAGTAGCCGCACAGTGTACAACTGCGTGAGTAATTCTACGTGTGATGTGACTTGCTTGAATGTAAGCCCTTAATTCTTGCTCACTTTCACTTATCGGATGTTCTTCCGGTAAGGCAATCATTCCTGCATAGCTAGAATCTTCATTGGATGTTGATTCTAACAAGCTACTCACTTTATACTGCTCCTGGATCATCTTTTCGCCCTCTCTATTTATAATTGTTTTTAAACGTCAGCTGACAAGATTGCCCCCATGTATTTCTGGCGCACTGGTAACGCGATGAAATAGTGACGGTAGTTCAATCTGTTTGTTTGATTATCTGGATCCTCAGCTGCTGACTTGAAGTATTGTTTTGTAAGACCTGTTTTCTTCGCAACATTATCTGCTAAGAAACATACAGAAGCTTCTTTGTCGCCTCCTTGAGGTGCCGTTCCAAATGGACGTTTAGTCCACTTGTTAGAGTTACCAGCATCTTTGAAGAACAATGGGTTTGCATCATACGAATAGATTTCAAAGCCTGCGATTTTTGGTGCAACCTTTCCACTATTCATATCGCTTAACAAGTTTGCAAAACGATCCCTGTCTTCTAACAAGTCATTTACGTGTTCGCCTGTTAATACTAATCGTCTTCCTTCAGCTGGCATCTGTTGTTTATCCAACTCACGTTTTAATGCTACTAAATCAGCATAAACTAAACGTTTGCGGCCGTTCAACCCTGTACCTGTAGTTACAATCACCGGTGTATTAGCACTTTCAACCGCTGGTGCTAATGCGTGAATTGCTTTTTTGAATTTGCTAGATAAGATACCACGTGTGTGCGCTCTTGTAGCACTGTCAATTTTCGCATAAGAAGCTCCGTTGATTTGGTCATCGCTAAGTGTTGTTACCTTTGTTTGGAACTTGTCTAATTGAATCGTAGCTTCACCATCCGTGAATGCTTGTGCTGCAATTGGATAGGTTGTGTTGTTAATTAACACATCAGCTTCAAAATTCTCTAATGGAATATGGATGATGTTTTGCTCCGACGCAGTGCCAGAACCAACTTCCAATACTTCTGTGTCTAATTCTGTAATACCATCCAACCATGGTGCCTGTGTTAGTGTCGTGATTAATGCAACTACTCGTGCCAACCACATTTCTGTGAATGTAAACATATACTTATTTGATTTTTAGGTTAAATACTAAAGATTGATTTGTACTGCTCAGGAGCTTCGTTCTTGAACTGTAACTTCTGATCAAAAGACAACTTTTCAAAGTCATCCATTGTTTTGACAGCGTCAAACGCACCAGGTGTACCGGCGTTTTGAATGTTTGCACCAAGGTTTTGTTTTGCAGGAATACCGTCTAATACACCTTTTGCCATTTCAAAATTACTGTTAGCCAACGATAAGAATGATTCTTTTTTGTCTGCTGTGATTTTTCCTGCTTTGATAGCGGCATCTACCAATTCAGTTGCTTTTTGCGTGTCAATCGCTGCTAACTTAGTACTCAACGCATCACGCTCAGCTGTCATAGCTGTAAGGCTCGCTCCTTTTTCTTGGAAGTCTTTCGCCAACTTTTCAATGGCTGCTTCCAAAGTAGCATTGTCTTTCAGCTGATCTGCTTGCAAGCCTAATACTAACAATGTGGCAACCGATAACTGGATTTGCTTCATGTTATTTATTTGTTTTATTTGATTACTAATTGATTCGATGGATAGCTTTATTTCATCAGCTTCCAAAACTTCGCCAGTTGCAGCATATAACTTTAACGCATTGGCGTTGGAAGGAATAGGTACTATTGAAGCTTCTGTAACTTCACAAAATGTTAAGGTCGGAACATCATCTATTAGCTCCCATTGCGCATTCGCTAATGCCAACCCCAACGATGCACCCTTGATATAACCTCTATCCACTTTGCCTTTGATTTTTTTAGCATTTTCGTCCTCTTCGTCAAAAACGGGATCAGCTAATAATAAGGTTCCTTCTATTCGGATGTTTTCCCACTTACCAATAACAGTAGCGTTACTAGGCATGTGGTAGTCTAACAATACAGGATTAGTTTTAAATCTAACCAAGTCAATACCACTATTTTTTACTCTAAAACCGTGGCTGTTTGTTTTACTTTCGTCATTTAAGACAAATGATGGCATAAGCGTTATTTTTTTTATTCAACAAAGTCTGACACAAATATTTCGTTAAAAATCATGTTTTATCAAAAAAGACTGACATTTTGACAGGATTTTTTGATAAATGGCTATAAACATGACAACTTTGTACTAAAAAAGAATGGGATTAATCAAACGAGAGGAACGCAACTATGCACAAATGTTATACGTGAATGAACGATTGACATTTAAAGAAGTGGCAGAACGTGTCGGTGTTGGTGAAAAAACAGTGAGCCGTTGGGCTAAAGATGGTTCATGGGAACAGCTGCGCAAATCATTGTTGACTACCAAGCAGAAACAGATAACAATGCTTTATGATCAGTTGGCAGCATTGAACGAAAAGATTGAAAGAAGCGAAGCAAAATTCCCTGAAGGTAAAGAAGCGGATACTTTAGCGAAGATTACAACGTCAATTCAACGACTGGAGACAGAGACGTCCATTGGTCAGGTTGTGGAGGTGGCTCGTAATTTCATTGACTTTGTCCGTGATTTCGATTTGGAATTCGCTAAAGAAGTAACAAAGCATTTTGATGCGTTTGTGTTGTCTAAAATGAAATAAGCATGGCAAAGCAAACCGATAAGCAATATCTGGAGCAGTGGAATGAGTTCAAGGAAAACATTTCAAAAGCAACGCCTGTTGACCTAAATGAATCATTGGTTGAAAAATCGAAGCGTATCGAACGATTAGAAGCCTCTCCTGAAGAATGGTTCAAGTATTACTTTCCTAATTTCTACACCTCTGAACCTGCTCCTTTTCATATCAAAGCTACTAAAAGAGTGCTTTCAAATCCAGAGTGGTTTGAAGTGCGTGCATGGTCGCGTGAGTTATCAAAGTCTGGTAGAACCATGATGGAGATTTTATACTTGACATTGACTGGCAAAAAACGAAACGTTATCATGGTGAGCGCCACAGAAAGCGATGCACAACGATTACTACTTCCATATAAGTCTATCCTGGAAAGCAACAACCGTATTATTAGCGATTACGGTTTGCAAGAAGGTAGAACAAAATGGGAAGCTGGTGAGTTCACCACTCGTAAAGGCGTGGCATATCGTGCTATTGGCGCAGGTCAATCTCCACGTGGTACACGCAATGACGAGGTTAGACCAGATGTAATCATCTTAGATGATATTGACACTGATATTGAAGTGCGCAACGAAGAGCGTATTACTAATAAGGTTAACTGGGCAATGGAGGCATTGTACGGTACTCGCTCCATTTCCAATCCATTGTTATTTATTGTTTGTGGTAATATCATTGGCAAACGTACTACTGTAACTGAATTAGGCAAGAAAGCCGATGTTTTTGAAATCATCAACATTCGTGATAAGAATGGAAAATCCACTTGGCCATCAAAGAACACAGAAGAGTTTATTGATAGAACGCTTTCTAAAATCAGTTATCGCTCCGGACAAAAGGAATATTTCAACAATCCACTCAAAGAAGGAACTGTTTTCAAGAACTTAAAATACGGAAAAGCACCTAAATTGTCTTCTTGTGAGAAAGTAGTTATTTATGCAGATCCTTCTACTTCCAATAAAGACAAATCACAAGCAAGCAAAGGAACATCGCATAAGGCTGTTGGTGTGGTCGGTTACAAGAATTTGCAATACTTTATCTATTGGTTACGTGTTGAACAGGCGAATACTTCACAGTTTATTGATTGGCTTTTTGAAGCGGATAAATTCGTTCGTGATGCTGGTGTGCAGATTGTACGTATGTGGGTTGAGAACAACTCGTTGCAAGATTCATTTTATGAACAGGTTATTTATCCAGAGGTAAGAAACAGAGCAAGACGACATAAACGCACCTTGCCGATTATGAAAGACACTCGCAATAAACCAGACAAGTTTTATCGCATTGAAGGAACGCTCGAACCATTGCACCGAAATGGGGATTTGATTTTTGACGAAAAACTAAAAGGAACAAAAGACATGGAGGTAATGGAAGATCAAATGTTAGATGTTTCTGCAAGCTCCAAAACAATGGATGGCCCCGACATGTTGGAAGGCGCTGTATATAAACTGCAAGAAGGTGCAGGAATGACAGATAATAATTACATCATTGGCAAACGCACATCATTTAAGTAATATGGAAGAATTAAAATTTAAACTGCACTTTATGTGGCGATTATTGAAGTTGCTTTTCACCTTGTTTATGGTGGCAATGCATTATCATTTAGCGTTTTTTGACAATCTATTTTTTGACGGATTATTAATGCTACTATGGAGCTTACACGCACTTTACCACGCAGAACAAATCAATAAAATGTTTTAAACCATGTTTATACAAGAAGACGAATTAAAGAGTGCTATCTATCAATACCAGGTATTGGAGATAACAGAAGCAGACAACGACATCACTCTTCAGGCAATTCAAGCAGCTGAAGAAGAATTGAGAAGTTACTTAGATGCCAACAATCAAATACGATTCAGAGATGGGCGACCATTGTTAGATGTGGATGCGATATTAAGCGAGACAGGAGCTGACAGAAATGCGTTATTAGTTGCTCATTGCAAAACAATCGCTGTGTGGTATCTGATACAGTTATCAAATGTTGATATTATCTATGAACATGTAAAAGAACGCTACGATAGAGCTGTTACCTGGTTAAAAGACTTGGGCAATGGAACTGTTAACATCAGCACACTACCAACGGTAGATCCATCAACCAATCCAAATGCAAACCAACTCCCATTCAGAATGGGTTCACGTCAAAAATTTAATCATGAGTAATCAAGGAAGTAAAATCGGAAAAACCTATCCAAAAGTTGTTTTATCAGTAGATAGCGCACCAGTTTCAAGTAAAAATGCACAAAAGAAATTGGAATGGGCTAATCGTCCTATCAATAGAACTCGCAAAGATATTGCTGATTGGAAAAAAGCAATGGCACAAGCTGAGAATACTGAAACGCCATCCAATATCGCTTTGCAAACTATCTATGAAAATATTTTTCAAGATGGATTGTTGACCTCTCAAATTGAGAATAGGATATCCAAGTCATTTAATGTTGATTTTACGTTAACAGATGCAAATGGCAACATTAACGATGATGCAACAAAAGCATTGTATGATAATGCTCCATGGCGTGATTTAATGCGTGCTGTGTTAGAGAGTTATTACTTTGAATACTCACTCGTTGAATTGAGTTATAAAGAAGATGTTGAAGGCAATAACAGATTGGTTTGTGAATCCATTCCGCGTATCAATTTGCTTCCACAAAAAGGGTTGTTTTATTACGACATTGCAGATCCTAATAAAACATTGGATTATCGTTCACAAAAGGAATATGGTATCTGGTGGTTGGAGTTTGGTTCAGCTAAACGTAGAGGACACATCAATAAGGCTGTTCCACACGTATTGATGAAATCATTTGCACAATCATGCTGGGCTGAACTGTGCGAGATTTATGGTATTCCGCCTCGTTACGTAAAAACCAATACACAGGACCCTGCCATGCTTAACCGTGCCGATAAAATGATGCGTGATATGGGGGCTGCTGCTTACTTCATTATTGATAACACAGAAGAGTTTCAATTTGCCCAAGGCGTGCAAACGAATGGAGATGTGTACAAGAACCTGATTCAATTGTGTAATAATGAAGATTCCATGTTGATATCAGGCGCAATCATCGGACAGGATACAGTCAATGGAAACCGTTCCAAAGATGAAAGCGCACAAAACGTATTATGGGAGTTGGTAATGCAAGATTTAGTATTGGTAGAACAAAATTTCAACAACATCGTTTTACCCGCCCTGGTGAAATTAGGAATCATTCCTTCAGGATTAACTTTTGGTTTTGATATACCGGAAGATTTAGAAAAATTGTGGCAACGTGTCAAAGATGCGATGAACAATTATGATTTTGACATGGAATGGCTTAATGAGAAGTTTGGGTTGAAAATTACAGGAGTCAAACAAAACAACATATTAGGCGGTGCAGGATTAAGTGCTGAGAGTTTTTTCGTCTAACCCCGACTTTGTCGGGGAGGTATTTCCATGGATTACATCTTCGTTTAAATAATCTCTATTCAGATTATTGTCAGGATTGCAACCTCCCCCTTTGGAGGGGGAATGAGGGGGAGGATTTTGTCAACCAAGATTTTAACCTCGCTTTAAATAGTAATTCAACGGTATTTAAAGCACTCATCAAAGCGGTCAATGATGCGTATCAGAAATTGCATAGCAAAGGAAATTACAACGCACAAGACATTCAAGAATACAGCCAGTTAATAGATGCAACCAACGATGTGTTTCAGAATGCTTTAAAAAAAGGCGTGGGCGACAATGTAGTTCCTGCCAAAATGAAACAAGCCTTAGACGAAGATGTTTTTGTTTTTTCTGCCTTAAAAACTCATGCACAACTGTTTGAAGCTTCACGGCTTTTGCAAACAGAAGATGGAAAAGTAAAATCATTTAATGCGTTTTCGCAAGATGTAGCCAAAATTAAAGCTGATTACAACCAAAGCTATTTAAAAGCTGAGTATCAGTTTGCACAATCATCGGCACAACAAGCGGCTAATTGGGCAGGCATTGAAGAAAACAAAGGTCGTTACAACTTGCAATATCGCACAGCCAATGACGATAGAGTACGTGATTCTCATGCGATATTAAACGGCATTACATTGCCATCTGAAGATACTTTTTGGAGTGAGTATTATCCGCCAAATGGATGGCGTTGCAGATGCGTAGCTGTTGAAGTACTCAAAGATAAGTATCCTACTGATGATTCAGTTGCTGCCATTGAAAAAGGACAAAGCGCTACTTCTCAAATAGGTAAAGACGGCAAAAACCGCTTGGAAATATTCCGTTTTAATCCAGGGAAACAAAAAGTGATATTTCCACCGAATCATCCGTATCAACCAAAAGGATGTGGTGGAGATGTTTCTTCATTGAAAGGTACTCCAGCGTTTTTCTTATCAGCTGATAATGGAAAATGCAAGGCGAAAAGCGAAGCGAAGAAATTGTTTGACGAAAAGCAGAAAAACATTAGAGACAAATACCTTGAATTACTTGAACAAAACAAAAATAGGAGTGTAAGTAAGTCTTTTGGAGGAAATCAAATTGCTATTAAGTTCAATAATAGGGATGGTAATAAGCACTTCATAAATGATATGCTGAATAAAACCAATCGCATCACGGAAAAGGATTTGGATAAAATACATCAGTATGTAAAATCATCTAAGCCTATGCCTCGTATTGACTTATACAAAAAAAGGAACGATGGTATTGAACGGTTTTATTACTTGTATGATGAAAAAAGAGATGTGTATTATCACATTGCTGAAAGACCGGAGAAAAGAAAAAATGGATTGGTTAATATTCACCGATTTTTATATGGTGTAACAGAAACAATATAAAGAAGAAAGGAGTAGGCGACAATTTATGGCTATGCAAGTTCTGTCCTTCCTACTCCTTTCTGGCACAAAGATACAAAAAATTAATTAAATGGCATTAATCTTCAAATATTTTTTTCCATTGCTCATCCGTCGGGAGGTAATCCTTCAACATTTCGAGCATGGGTTGGATAACATCAGAAGTTCTAAACTCTTCTTGCATGACATATATAGCTTCGATGATAGAGTCAACTCTATTTCGAATATCTTCCCAGTTAAGGGCATCTTCTTGAGAGCTAACAATAACTCTTCCCATGCCTTTAAATGGTTCTCTTACTTTAATTTCTACACTCATAGCCCTAATTTATTAATGATACTTAAACGAATTTCTTTGTCCTCGATGCGTGCCACGTCCACCATGATGCCAAGCAAACGCTCTTGGGTAAGCCTGTTGTGGCGACGTGGTGCAGGCAAGGCTGGGTTTTTCACTTCTACCTTTACGGCGTTGGTGTTAAACAAATCCGCTTGCTCGTCTAACTTAATGATTAGGTTTTCTGCCCAATCACGGAAAAGTTTGGCACGGTTGCTTCGCATGGCAAAACCCAAGCGGATAACGCCTCGTTTTGTCCAATATACGGCATTTGGCTGGCTTCCTTTAAGGGCGTTGCAAATTGCAACACCCATGACAAAGTGTTGCCCTTCTTTCAATTCGTCGTCTAATCTTAATTTATTAGAGCGAATAGAAGCTGCAGACACTCCATACCCTTGGGCAACTTCGGAGGTTGTCATCAGAAATTCGTATGCTGCATTAGGGATTACTCGAACTGTGAGGTCGTTCATTACCTGCAAAGTGAGCCTACTGTCCTTCGGCACATTTGCGTTCGCTTTGTTTCTTAGCATAAAAACAAGTTTTAAAAAGAGGCAGGTCACTGCTAAGAAAATCTACACAGTAGAAAAGCTGGGTACTTTCAACCCTTTGCCTGCCAGTATTATTAATTAAATTGAAGTAAAACATTTGTATGTGTATTTTTTCTTAGCACAGCAAAACTAAGTAATAATTTTAAATAAACAATAGTATGAGCGAAAAAAAAGAAACTTTTCAGTTACAGAACGGCTATGAAGAAGTGCTGTTTAATCAGTTGCAATACCTTAATTGCTCTTTATCCGTGTGTCAACAAGCTGTCCTTGATTACAGGTCTGCAACAATGAGCGACAAAACTGTTGAAAAGCAACCAAAGACATCACTCCGACATTATTTGCATCGTGAACTCCTCGAATTAGGTGAGTTAGACTCTCTAACTGGTAAGTTTTCAATCGACAAGGATGTGTACAATGCTCTTTTAACCATCGCAAAAGAACGTCAGCGGCTTGCTCATAAACAGGAGGGTCGTTTGGATTCTTCGTGTCAACAATCCAAATATGATAATCTGTATAAAGTTTCTCCCATTGTTCTTTAGTCATTACAATCATAATCCATAATTTAAAATTAATCCATCAAATATAAACACAAATGCAAAACTTCTATAAAAACATACTTCGCGATGTCAAGACTAACTTGATGGATGAGTTTGACAGAAACTTTGAGCGCAAAGCTTTCTTTGATCGTCCTTGGTCTCCAACAAAGTTAACTAATAACAAAGGTTCTTTGATGATGCGTACTGGTGCATTGCGTAGAAGTTTGAAAGGAACTATTTCGGGTGAGAGCATTGTTTTTAATAGTTCGTTGCCGTATGCTTCCATTCATAACGAGGGCGGTGAAATCGTGGTAACAGAAAAGATGAAGAAGTTCTTTTGGGCAATGTATTACAAAGCTTCTGGAGCTGTTAAAGGAAAATCACAACGAGATGTGCGTTTAACACAAGAAGCTGCACAATGGAAAGCGTTGGCATTGCAGAAAGTAGGCGCAAGCATGAAGATTGAACAACGTCAATTTATTGGAGACCATCCACAAGTTAAAGGAATTATTCAACAGGCGATTGATATTAACCTGAAGGAACTAAACGATTATATGTTGAACCAATTAAAACAACGTAAATGAAAGAATTAATAACAGCCATTCAAGAACGATTGGCAACCAATGTGTCATTGAAGTATGTAGATGAGAACTGGGGGCAGTTGGATTATTATTCGCCCAACTTTCCAGTTAAATGGCCGTGTGCATTGATTGATATTGCTCAATCTCAATTTGATAATATCGGTAGAGATAACAACCAAGTTCCTGCCAACAGGCAAATGGGGCAACTGGTAATTGAAATACGTGTTGCTGATATGCGATTGACCAATACATCCATGAAAGCCCCTAATATGCAAAAAGCTTATGCACGTAGTATTTTTGAACAAATTGAAGAAATACACGCATTGTTACACGGCTGGAATCCAATAGAGAAAAGTAGTAAGTTGATACGTACTTCACAATCACGCGTGAAACGTGATGATGGTGTGCAGGAATACGCTATCTACTATTCGTGCGAGTTGAATGATTGTTAGAACAAAGACAATTGTTCTGTGGTAATTTCAGAGGGTTTCACTCCCTTTATTCTTGCCCATTGGCGGTAAGAAATATAAATGTGATGCTTTGGAAATATTTTATGAATGATAAACGTGTCCGGAATGTCTGGTTGTTTATACTCGTTATACACTTGCAATATGTACTGGTATTGTTTTCGCTTGTTGATTCCAATAGAAGACATAATATTGTGCAGTTGGTTTTTTACAAAGATAACAGCAGAACGTAAATTTTCCAAATTTTTTACGTTGTAAATGAAAAAAGCCCCATTTCGGGGCTTCATTATTCTTCTAATATCACTAAATCAAAGGAGATGGCAAGAAAACGCTCTATCCTAGCACCTCGACTTCGTTTCCAATCTTTGAGCATAAATATTGCATCACAATCCATTAATGCTTTAATATCTGTGCGCATGTAATCTTCCCACTTTTTAGCGTGGCAATGATTGAGGTGAAAAGGATTGACTACTTCAAAACCTGCTGTTTTCATTTTTTGAGTTGCTTCATCAAAACGCGCTCTTGCTCTTAATTCGTCTCCTGTTATTTTTCCTGAAATATAGACTTT